AAAATACAGTTTTTAATAAATATTTTTTAGAGAACTGAGCATTTTAGGGAGAAAAACATGGCGACTCCTCAATTATCTCCAGGCGTACTCGTCAGAGAGGTTGATTTAACTGTAGGGAGAGCTGATAATGTTCTAGACAACATTGGAGCTATTGCTGGTCCATTCGCGATTGGTCCTGTAGAAGAAGCTGTTGATATCACAACAGAGCAAGAACTGATTAATGTATTTGGCAAACCGCTATCTGCCGATGCACAATATGAGTACTGGATGAGTGCATCTTCATACTTATCTTATGGTGGAATTCTTAAGGTAGTAAGAGTTGACGACGATAATCTTAAGAATGCGCGAGTAGGTTATAATACTACTGCCACAGTAGACATTAAAAACTTTGACGATTACAACAGTCAAGAAACTGGTGCATATCATTTTGCGGCCAAAACTCCAGGAACCTGGGCTAATGGACTGAAGGTTTGTGTTATTGACGACAGGGCTGACCAGATTATCGGAATCAATACTACCAATCTAGGAGCTGCCGGAGCACAAATTGGTTATGGCGTAACTGTCTCTGTTTCTGCCGTAACTGTTCCTGGAGTTGGAACTACTTCCGAATTTACTGGATACATAAAAGGAATTATTACCGGAGTAACAACTAGTACTACTGGAAATTCTACTATTGATGTAAAGATTGTCTCCAGAGTTTCCAGCACTGGAACTGAAACTCAAATTGACTACGCAGAAGGTTCTAATGTAGCTTCTATTCTAGCTAGTTCTAACCTAACTTTCATCAATAATTCTGGAGTTTCTACCGGAACTGGTTCTTACTCCGCAGCTACTGCGCAAGATTGGTATGACCAACAGACTCTTGGGCTGACCAACTCTACTCTTTTCTGGAGATCGATTGCACCAAAACCAGTAACCAATCAATATGCGGCAACCAGAAATGCAAAGAATGATGCTCTGAATATCGTAATTATTGACGACACTGGATCTCTAACTGGTGTACAGGGAAATATCCTGGAAAAACATACTTTTATTTCGAAGGCTACTGATTCTATTTCTGGCGTAAATTCTCCACAAAAAACTTGGTATAAAAACTACCTTGCTAATTTCTCAAATTATGTTTACTCTGGTACCAATTACTATACTTCTGCTGATACTCTAAATGGAGTTACTCCAGTAGCCACTGGTTTTACTACTTATTCTGGTACTCCATCTGCTTCATTTACTCCAGTAAGCATTTCTGACGGTGGTTGGAATCAAGAAGCGCAAGGCACTACATTTAATGCAATTGGAAATGTAACCTTTGAGTTAGCTGCTGGAGCAGATTACTCTGGTAGTGGAGCTAAAGCAACTCTTGGTGGTCTAAACACTGCTTATGATCTTTTTGCAAATCCAGATGAAATTGAAATTGACTATCTAATTTGTGGACCTGGACTAGATACAAAAGAAGAATCTCAAGCAAAGGCAAATAAACTAATTTCAATTGCAGAAGAAAGAAAGGACTGTGTTGCCCTAATTTCTCCTTATAGAGCAGCAGTTGTTAATGTTACTAACACAACTACCCAGACCGATAACATAGTTGATTTCTTCTCTCCACTTTCTTCTTCATCATATGCCGTATTTGATAGTGGATATAAGTACACCTATGATAGATTTAACAACCTATTCAGATATATTCCATGTAATGCAGATATTGCCGGTCTAATGGCCAGAACCAATGTTACTGCATATCCTTGGTTCTCCCCTGCCGGACAGCAAAGAGGTGTGCTCAATAATGCCATCAAACTAGCTTACAATCCAAATAAAGCACAAAGAGATACTCTATACAAAGTAAGAGTAAATCCAGTAATCAATCAACCAGGAACTGGAATTATTCTCTTTGGCGATAAGACTGCTCTTTCCTATGCTTCTGCGTTCGATAGAATCAATGTTCGTAGATTGTTCCTCACTGTGGAACAAGCACTGAAGAGATCCGCCGAAGCTCAATTGTTCGAACTCAATAATCAAACAACTAGAGCAAACTTTGTTAATATTGTTGAGCCATATCTAAGAGATGTACAGGCAAAGAATGGAGTTTATGACTTTTTAGTTGTTTGTGATAGTACAAATAATACTCCAGATGTAATTGATAACAATGAATTCAGAGCTGACATTTTCTTGAAGCCAACTAGATCCATTAATTATGTCACTCTTACCTTTGTTGCTACCAGAACTGGCATTTCTTTTGAAGAAGTAGCTGGTAGAGTTTGATTATAACATAAAACAACAAAAGGAGGATTTAAACAATGTCTACACTCAGAACAATTACTGGATTTAAAGAAAGACTAGCTGGTGGTGGAGCAAGACCTAATCTATTTGAAGTCGAAATTCCAAGTTTCCCAGCTGGAATTCAAAATCTATGGGGAACTGGCGCTGGACAAGAAGCAGAAACTTTCAAATTCCTATGTAAGGCTGCTAATCTCCCAGCTTCTAATATCAATCCAATTGATGTTCCATTTAGAGGTCGTATTTTAAAAGTTGCTGGAGACAGAACCATTGATCCTTGGACAGTAACTATCATCAATGACGAGGACTTTAAACTGAGAACTGCATTTGAATTGTGGATGAATACAATAAGTAAACTAGAAAATAATACTGGCGCAACCAACCCAGATTCATATATGACAAATGCTCTCGTCCATCAACTTGGAAGAGGTGCTAATAATAATCGTTTCTCAGAAAATAATAGTGACGCCATCAATGGTTCCAATATTACTCCACTCAGAACTTACATGTTCCATTATATATTTCCAACTAATATTGGACCAATTGATCTATCTTATGATAGTGCAGATACTATCGAAGAATATACAGTAGAGTTTCAGGTGCAATACTGGTCTGCTGGTTCTTCACAAGATAATAATAGCGCAAGTGATCAAACTGATACTATGGTCAAGTAATAAATAGAGCATAAGAACAACAAATAAATTATGGCTAGGCTTTTTGGATTTTCTATTGACGATTCTGATAAAAAATCACCTTCAGTACTATCCCCCATTCCTCAAAATAATGAGGATGGGGTTGATCATTATTTGACTAGTGGCTTTTTTGGGTCTTATGTTGACATCGAAGGTGTTTATAGAACTGAGTTTGACCTAATCAAACGATACAGAGAAATGTCACTTCATCCAGAAGTAGACAGTGCTATCGAAGATATTGTCAATGAGGCTATTGTTTCGGATACAAATGATTCTCCAGTTCAGATTGAATTATCGAATCTCAATGCTAGCGATGGACTCAAGAAGAAAATAAGAGAAGAATTCAAATATATTCTTGAGTTATTAGATTTCGATAAAAAAGCTCACGAAATTTATAGAAATTGGTATATTGATGGCAGACTATATTATCACAAAGTAATTGATCTAAAAAGACCTCATGATGGAATTCAGGAGTTGAGATATATCGACTCTATGAAAATGCGTTATGTGAGACAAGAAAAGAAAGGAAAAAAAGATCAGAACACACCAAGATCCACAAATCCACTTGTGGGCGATCAAAATCCAATGAATTTCAAGTTTCCTGAGATCGAGGAATACTTCATTTATGATCCTAAGAGTTCTTATCCTGTTGGTGGTGGAGTTGCTAACATGGGAACTGCTTCTCCAGATAGAGGAGTAAAAATAGCAAAAGATGCTATCACCTATTGCACTTCTGGTTTAGTTGACAGAAATAAAGGAACTACATTATCTTATTTGAATAAAGCCATCAAAGCTCTTAATCAACTGAGAATGATTGAGGACTCTTTGGTGATTTATCGCTTAAGCCGCGCTCCGGAACGTAGAATCTTTTATATCGATGTTGGCAATCTACCGAAAGTAAAGGCAGAACAATATCTTCGTGATGTAATGATGCGTTATCGCAATAAGTTAGTTTATGATGCTTGTCTATCAATGGACACGAAGGTGCCATTACTTGACGGCAGAACATTGACTCTCTCTGAAATTACAGAAGAATTCAATAAAGGTGAAAGATTGTGGACATATTCTTGCGATCCAAACACAGGAAAGTTTGCTCCGGGAATCATAAGTTGGGCTGGGGTTACTAGAAAAAATGAAAAAGTAGTGAAATTGACTCTAGATAACGATGAAACTATTACTTGTACTTTAGATCATAAATTCCCAGTTTGGAATAAAGGAACAGTAGAAGCCAAGGACCTACAAATTGGAGATTCTATGATTCCTTTTTACTCCAAAGAAAAAGAAATATCTAGCTCCTCTCCAAATTCCAAATATACTCAAATATTTGAAAACGAAACAAAGAAATGGAAGTTTGTGCATCGTTTAGTTTCGGAATGGAAAGACGAAAATAATATTCTCAATGAATATAATTACAATAAAGAGAGGGAACTCGAAACGAAAAAAACAGTTCATCACATAAATTATGATCGGTATAATAATACTCCAGAAAATCTAGTGCGAATGTCAAGAGATGATCATTTTGATTATCACAAACAGCATTGTAGCGAAGCAGGAAAAATAGGAGGAAAAGTCTGCGCACAAAGAAAGAGAGAAAATGGAATACCATTTTTCAATATGACACACGAACAAATAGTCGAAAATTCCAAACAAAGTGGAAAACTTGGTGGATTAAAATCATATGAAAATAAATCCGGAATACATGGACTAGACAAAGAAGAAATAGTAAAAAATGCAAAAAATGGCTCAGATGCACTAACAGACAAGCTAAAAAATGATATGGAATTTTACGAAAAATTCTGCGAAGCAATAAGTCTTGGCTGGAAAGAAGAACAAAGAAATCAGGCAAGAATTAGAGGAAAAAACATTCCAAATTCTCATTTTGTTGAGATGAATAGAATTGCAAATATTTCTCGTTGGGAAGGAGAAGATTCACAACAGCAAAGAAAAAATCACTCAGAAAAACAGTCAATAGTATATACAAATCAAATATTTGATTTACTAAACAAGTTTACAACAAAAGAAACAAAACTACAAGATGCCCTAGATTATCTCAATAAAAATATAGATTTTAATGCTTGGAAAGAAATCAATTCAAATAAAAATCCAAGAAAAGGAAAAGGAAATTGCGATCCACTAGAGAAATTTAGTTACACAAATTTAATCAATGTATGCAAAAGAATGGGGTATAGTTCCTGGAAGGAATATAAAAATTCTACAATTTACAGAAACCATAAAATTAAAAACATAGAGTTTCTAGAAGAAACTATGGATGTTGGCACTCTTACAATAGATAAAGAGGAGTTGTATCATAATTATCATACATTTGCTCTTAATGCCGGAATTTATACCTGCAACTCAACAGGAGAAATAAGGGATGACAAAAAGTTCATGAGTATGCTAGAAGATTTCTGGCTTCCTCGTCGCGAAGGTGGTAGAGGAACAGAAATCGATACTCTTCCTGGTGGACAAAACTTAGGAGAAATAACTGATATCAATTATTTTCAGAGCAAGCTATATAAGGCACTAAATGTACCATCATCAAGAATTGATGGCGAAAGTGGATTTAATCTTGGCAGATCATCAGAAATTCTTCGTGACGAACTTAAGTTCAGCAAATTTGTTGGAAGACTTAGAAAGAGATTCTCTAATATGTTCAGTGATATTCTTAAGACCCAACTTATCTTAAAAAATATTATTACTCCAGAAGACTGGGAACAAATGAATGAACACATTCAATATGATTTCTTATATGACAACCACTTTGCGGAGCTGAAAGATTCTGAGTTGATGACTGATAGACTTAACATGCTTTCAATGGCAGAACCTTATATTGGTAAATATTATTCGCAGGATTATGTAAGAAGAAATATACTCAGACAAACAGATCAAGAAATTGTGGAACAGGATGAGCTAATCAAAAAAGAAATAGAAAAAGGAATCATTCCAGATCCTAGTATTCCGGTAGATCCAAATACTGGAATGCCACTAGATGTAGGAAATAACATAGAGGGAGAGATGGGAAAAGTTCCCATAGAACCACAGGTTAGCGAAAAAGGAGTAGAACCACCAAAAGGTGGAGAAATTTAGTTCTAAATAGTAAAAACATACAGCATTAATTTTATGGACGACTTAATGGATATGATCGCTTCTGATGAATCACCTTCTCAGATCAGCGACAAAATTAAAGACATTCTTTATCAAAAATCATCAGAAAGAATCGATCAATACAGACCAGCAGTAGCAGCTTCACTATTTGATACAGAAGAGGAATGAAATCATTCAAACAGTTTATTTCAGAATCTGTTAATATTGCTGGCGACTTTACTGGGAACTTATACATTAATTCTCAGCCAGAGTCGCCACAGCAAGTTGGAGAAAGTTATGTCGCTGATATAATGTGGCAAGGAAATTTATATCGTTTGGAAATGGTAACAAAGTCTGGTCTTCCATCCAAACAAGAACTTGGTGAACAGCTCCAGAGAGAATATCCTGGAGCTATTGTTCATAACATTTACCCAGCAGAAGAAATAAACCATAACATCAAAAATACAAAAAGATATCACCCAGGAAGATTAGAGTGGATTGATTGATGGCACAGTGGAATAAAAATAGACAAGATTATCTAAATCAAGAGAGATCTCTGTTTGAAACAATGATGCTTGCTGACCATTGGGGAGAACAAGCAGATTGGAGACCAAGTTTTACATCAAACCGTCGTCTTAAGACATCTCCATACCAGACAACATTCTTCAACACCTTCCAATACGGAAAGGAGAATGATGTTTGGGATGAGAGTATTGTAGGTCTTGGTTCTGCTGTTCATGATCTAGATTCCGCAAGTGTCACCATGTCAGTCGGTGTCACGACTAACAGTAAAGTGATTAGACAGACCAAGAATGTTATGAGGTACATTCCTGGTAGATCATCATCTCTATCATTTGCGATTAGATTTGATACTCCTCAGGTTGGCATTCGTAGAAGAATTGGTTTATTTGACGAGAATAATGGGTTCTACTTTGAGGATAATGGTGGAACCTATTCTTGTGTCATTCGTCATACCACAGCAGGTATTACAACGGATATTAAAGTTGTCAGAGATGATTGGAATGGTGATAAGTTAGATGGAACTGGATGGTCTCAGTATACTGCGGATGCCACAAAAATTCAAATGGTCAACTTTGACTATGAGTGGTATGGTGCTGGACAAGTCAAATTCAATTGGATCATTGGTGGCGAGAAGATCAATATTCATAAATTCAATACGGCTAATGAATTAGATAGACCTTGGTCGGCTACTCCATTCCTTCCTATTAGATGTGAACTGGAAAATATAATTGGAGTTGCTGGTACTCATTACATGTATCAGGGTTCTAACTCTTTGATACAAGAAGGTGAACCAGAGAAACTTGGCATTCTTGTCAGTCAATCTACTCCGATTGGTGGAAGAACAATGGCACTTGCCAATACCTTCTATCCAATTATAAGTATCAGAATGAAGTCTGATCAATTGACTGGTATCGTTCTTCTAAGATCTCTACAAGCAGCAACGAACGATAACACGAATATTTACTGGAGATTGGTTACAAATACAACTCTTACGGGAGCAAATTGGCAAAATCATGCAGATCTAGATGCATTTACTCAGTATGACTTAAGTGCTACTGCGATGACTGGTGGTAAAGTTCTTATGGGTGGATTTACCATTGCTGGTGGTGCTTCTTTGATCGAAATTGATGATAAAGCACAACTTCAATTGGGTAGAAGTGGTATTGGGACTGTGAGTGATATCTATACACTTGCTTGTGCCTCCCCAAACACTAACAAAGCAGCACTGGTAGCATTAAACTGGATTGAGCAGAGGTAATATTATAAATAACTAATAAGATCTTATTATACTGATGCAAAGAACTAAACTAATTGAAACTGAGATTTCCACTCCAACTTCTGCGGCAACAGCAATTAGTATTACTAATGCTACTTGTGTCCGCCTTCATAATAATACTTCTGGTATTGTAACTGTAGGAGTATCAACTGTAGTTGGCGCAGCAACTACTAATTACTTCTCAATGCCTGGGAATTCAGTTGAGTTCTTAGAGAAATTCCCATCAGAAGTTATTTGGACATCATCAGCTATCAAAGCAGCAAAAGTAGGATTCACTAACTAAAATGAAACTAATCACAGAAGAAATCACTAAAGTAAAGTTTATTACCGAAGAAAAAAACGGTAAAAAATCTTTGCACATTGAAGGAGTCTTCCTACAAGCAGATATCAAAAATAGAAACGGCAGATGCTATCCAATGGAAACATTGGCACGAGAAGTAAAGAGATATGATGAGAATTATATCCAGAAAGGAAGAGCACTTGGAGAGCTTGGGCATCCCTGTCTCAGCGGTGATGCAAGACTACTTTCCGTAAAATCTGGTTGGAAGCACATTCAAGACTGCGAAGAGAATGAACTTGTATATACACTGAATCCAGAAACAAAGGAAATAGAAGTACAACCAATCAATAAAGTCGTTATCAATCACCATCAAGGTGTAATGTATACCATAAAAAACAGAGGTATACACACAAAGGTAACTCCAGATCATAGATTTCTGATCATCAATGGCAGAAATAACAAAGATCATAAGTATGTAACCGCACAAGAAATCTTTGATGATCTCAATGGTGAAAATAAGTATCAGAAGTGGTATATTCCAAAGTATTCTCTTGGCCTAGAAAAAGAATCTCCAGAATATTATGTAATACCAAAATCTAGTACTCTAAAAAGAATTGATGAAAGAACAGAAAAGTATCTTCAAGATTTAGAAGTTGACTTCAACACATTCAGTGCTTTTCTTGGCATTTACCTAGCAGAAGGTTCTTGTACTAAAACTTCCAAAGACTGCTACAACATAAGCATTACCCAAAAAGTAGGACACAAATCCGAAAGTATGGGTGAGATTCTCCATTCTATGGAAGGATTAACCTGGAATGAAGGTTTTTGCGACAATAAAATTGTCTGGTCTTGTTATGACAGGAGACTTGGTGAATACCTACATCAATTTGGAAATTGTTATGATAAGTTCATTGCTCGTGATTTCATTGAATCCCTCAATACAGATACTGCAAGAACATTTATTGAGTATTTCGTAATGGGCGATGGACGAGGACTACTTAACGAAAAATATATTCGTTGTGATGCATTCAGCACTTCAAAAAAACTAATTGATGATCTGGCACAAGTTGCAACTATTGCAGGTTTTGGTGTGAGTTTGTTTGAAGAAGTTACCGAAAAAGATTATGTCTTTGCTGATAGAGTAATCAAAGCAGAAAATAAATCACCACTATATTTCTGCAGATTCCTGACTACAAAAGGAGTTTACCTAGACAGTCGTTTCCTGTCAATCACAGAAGAGGATTGGGATGATAATGTTTACTGTATCCAAGTTGACAATACCAACTTCATGGTAGAACAAAATGGATATACTTATTGGACTGGAAACTGTGGCCCTACAGTAAACCTAGATCGTGTATCACACATGATCACTTCCCTGAGAGAAAGTGGCAATAATTTCATAGGAAAAGCAAAAATTCTTGATACTCCTATGGGAAAAATTGCTTCTTCCCTAATCTCAGAAGGAGTCAAACTAGGAGTTTCCTCTCGTGGTATTGGTTCATTAGTCGAGCGCAATGGCGTTCGTTATGTTTCTGATGATTTTATGTTAGCAACTGCTGCTGACATTGTTGCTGATCCTTCTGCTCCTGATGCATTTGTTAATGGGATATACGAAGGAGTTGAGTGGATTTATGATGCAACTAAAAATGAATGGTTGATTGAAAACACAATGAAAAAGATCAATCGTTTGTCACAGTCAAGACAACTAGAAGAGAAAAAAATTCAGTTGTTTAATGACTTTTTAAATTCTTTGTAATTTCTTAAATTATAAATAAATATAGATTTATTACTACTAGCTAAATCGGAGAGTTCAAATGTCTCGTGGAGAAAATTTACAAGAAATGGAAGTAGGCACAAAGCAATCCAGATCTGCTGTAAACGCTAATGCAAAGCCAGCAGAGCCAATGCCACA